TCTAATTCTCAATCTATTTAATATAGATGAGTTTTATTTTAAATGTTCCAGTAAATAGTGTTAGTTTTGGTCAAGTATCAACTCTAATCGTAAGAGAACTATTTAAATTAAATAAAGAATTCATTCTTTACCCTATCGGGAATAACGCTGATTTATCATCTCAGGATATAGATGAAAATTTCTATAATTACATAAAAAATTCTTCTGATAATTACCTATCAAGATCTAAGAGAGAATTTCCAGCGTTTAAACTTTGGCATTTAAATGGTTCTATAGAATCTATTTCTAACAAAAGATTCTTATTATCATTCTACGAACTAGATAATCCAACAAAAGAAGAAATTAATATAGTAAAAAATCAAGATAAGGTTTATTTCTCATCTAACTATACAGTTGATCTATTTAAAAGTTTTGGCTGTAATAATGTTGAATATCTGCCTCTAGCTTTTGATAAATACAATTTTAATACATTAAATAAGAAATATTTTAATGATGATAGAGTTGTATTTAATCTAGTTGGTAAACTAGAGAAAAGAAAGCATCACAAGAAAGTAATACAATCTTGGATTAAAAAGTACGGAAATAAGCATGGATATCATTTACAATGTGCTATCTATAATCCTTTCCTTAAAGAAGAAGATAATAAAGCTTTGCTAAATTCTATACTAGAAGGTAAAAATTATTTTAATATTTCATTTTTGGGTCAAATGCAGAAAAATTCATTGTACAATGATTTCTTGAATAGCGGAGATATTATAATTGGTATGAGTGGCGGAGAAGGATGGGGTTTACCAGAGTTTCAATCGGTCTCAATAGGAAAACACGCTATTATTCTGAATGCTCATGCATATAAAGAGTGGGCTAATGAAGAAAATTCTGTTCTAGTTGAACCAAATGGCAAGATAGAAGCTTATGATGGAATGTTTTTCCAAAAAGGTTCTCAATATAATCAAGGAAATATTTTCGATTTTAATCAAGACGATTTCTTAAGCGCATGTGATAAAGCTGTAGATAGAGTAAAATTAAATAGATCAAATGCTAAAGGTCTAGAATTACAAGCTAAGTTTAGCTCAGAAAAATTGGCGCAAAACGTACTAAACATAATCAATAAATAATATGCCAATATATCTCTATCAACATCCAAAGACAAAACAAATAAAAGAGATCATACAAAGTGTTCATGATAAACATGAATATATTGAAAATGGAGTTAAATGGGATAGAATTTTTACTGCTCCAGAATTAAATACTCATGATAAACTTGGCGCAGAATCATCTTCGCAAAAGTTTGCAGAATTAACTGGTAAACAAAAAGGTACAATGGGAGATCTTTGGGATCGTAGCAAAGAACTTTCTGAGAAAAGAAAGAAGCTCTATGGTGGAGAAGATCCTGTAAAAAAGAATTATTATAAAGACTGGTCTAAGAAACGAAAAGGAAAAGTACACCCAAAAAGTCAATCCGAGTAAATTGTTAGTAAGTTTTTTGTTTTTTCTTTTCTTAACCTTAAAATCAATGTAATATAAGATTCACAGCTTGAGTCTTATGAATATAAAAGTAAAAAAAAGAAATGGCGTTACAGAAAAATTTGATATAGAAAAAATTCATAAAGTAATAAGTTGGGCTATAAAAGATTTAGCTGGTGTTAGTTTGACTGATGTAGAGATTAATGCTAAAATAAATATACATGAAGGTATTTCTACAAAAGAAATACATAAACTTTTAATTGAATCTGCGGCAAACATGATTAGTGTTGAGAAACCAAACTATCAATATGTAGCTGGAAGATTATTAAATTATCAACTAAGAAAAGATGTTTGGAAAGGTAAGCATGCTCCAAGATTATTAGAATTCTTAAATCAAGGATTAAAAAATAAAATCTATGATCCAATTATATTGCAAAAATATGATGAAGATGAGTTGAATAAAATGGGAGAGTTTATTGATCATGAAAGAGATTATAATTTTACTTATGCAGGAGTAAAACAACTGTGCGATAAATACCTAATAAAAGATCGGGTTACAGGAAAAATATATGAAACTCCTCAATTTGCTTATTTATTGATATCTGCATATGCTTTTATAAATTACCCTAAAGAAACACGATTAAATTATGTTAGAAAATTTTATGATGCTATAAGTAAACATAAGATTAACTTACCAACTCCAGTAATGGCTGGAGTAAGAACTCCAAGTAAAAATTATGCAAGTTGTTGCTTAATTGGTGTTGATGATAGCAAGGATAGTATTACTGCTAGTGCAACTGCCGTAAGTATGGCTACAGCTAGTAGATGCGGAATAGGTATAGATGTATCAAAGATAAGAGCTATTGGATCACCTATTAAAAATGGAGAAGTAGTTCATACTGGACTAATTCCATTTCTTAAGATTTACGAAAGTAGTGTTAAGGCATGGCAACAAAATGGTCTTCGTGGTGGAAGCGCTACTTGCAATATTCAATGGTGGCATTACGAAATCGAAGATATTGTAGTATTAAAAAATAATGCAGGAACAGACGACAATCGTGTTCGTAAATTAGATTATACAGTTGGTATGAGCAAATTATTCTACGATAGAGTCTTAAAAGATGAAGAGATTACTTTATTTAACACCGCTGAAGTTCCAGAGTTATATGAAGCTTGGGGAACGAAAGATTTTGATAAGGTCTATAAAGAATGCGAAGCTAAAAAACTAAAAATAAAAAAGAAAGTATCTGCTCGTAAATTATTCTCTCTAATCATTAAAGAAAGAGTTGAAACTGGTAGAATCTATATCCTTAATGTAGATCACGCTAATAATCATGGAGCTTGGTTAGATAAAGTTACGATGAGTAATCTTTGTACAGAAGTTATCCACCCTACTATCCCATTGAATGATTATCATGATAAAAATGGTGAAATTGGTATGTGTATTCTTTCGGCAGTAAATATGCTAGAAATAAAAAACTGGCAAGATCTTGAAAAGACTTGCGATCTTATCGTAAGATTTCTTGATGAAATCATTGAAATTCAAGATTACTTTAATATTGCTGCTGAAAATTTTGCAAAAAAACGCCGTAGTCTTGGAATAGGAATAACTAATTTAGCAGCATATTTTGCTAAAAATGAATTAAAATATACATCTGATAAAACAATTCCAGTTCTTGATGAATGGATGGAGCATTTCCAATACTATCTCCTTAAATCAAGTTTAGAACTTGCTAAAGAAAAAGGAAAATGTGAAAAGTTTGATAGAACAAAATACTCTAAAGGAATTCTTCCTATTGATACTTACAAAGATAAGATCGATGAATTTTGTAAAAGAAAGCTATCTCTTGATTGGGAAAAATTAAGAAAAGAGATTAAAGAATTTGGATTAAGACATTCTACATTATCATCTTGTATGCCATGTGAAAGTAGTTCTGTAATTCAATCATCAACAAATGGCGTAGAACCTATTCGCAGTTTAATTACTTATAAGATGAGTAAAATGGGTAAATTACCAGTACTAGTTCCTGGGGTTGGCAAATATGATGATAACTATGAACTAGCATATGACTTCAAGGATAATTCTGGTTTACTAAAAATAAATGCCGTTATTCAAAAATACATTGACATGGCAATATCAACTAATGTATACTACAATTATTCTCATTATGAAAATAATGTTCTTCCAGACGCTAAGGTAATGAAAGAGATCATGCAAGCGTACTCTCTAGGTTTAATTAGTCTTTATTATAATAATACAGACGATGGAGATAAGGAGCAGCTAATGAATCAGAAAGAAGATCGTGATTGTTCCTCTGGAGCGTGTAAATTATAATCTATGAAAAGTGTTTTAAATTTAAAAAATATAGATCATACAAAACAACCATTGTTTTTTGGAGAAGATCTTAATCTTCAAAGATATGATCGTTTTAAATATCCTATATTCTTTGAATTATTTAAAAAACAAGAAGAGTTCTTTTGGTGGCCACATGAAATAGCATTAAATAAAGATCGTAGCGATTATAAAGATCTAGCTGGACAGGAAAGGTTCGTATTTGATACTAACTTAAAATTTCAAACTCTTGGAGACAGTATGCTTTCAAGAAGTATTCATTCTTTAAAAGATTATGTAAGTAATCCAGAGCTTGAAATATGCATGAATACTTGGCAAAGATTTGAAGGTATTCATAGTTATTCTTATTCATATCTTCTTAATAATGTTCATCCAGATGCAAGTAAATTTTTTGATAGCATTATGGAAGATAAAGAAATCGTATCTCGCGCAGAGCTTATTAGAAATAATTTTGATAAAATCCTTGGTGATGATGATAAGAAAGACTTAAAACAAAAAATATTTGATTGTATCCTTTCTGTTAATGTAATGGAAGGTCTTGTATTCTATGTTTCGTTTGCTTGTTCTTTTTATTTTGGATATCGTGGTAAAATGGAAGGTAATGCTAAGATTATTAAATTTATTCAAAGAGATGAAGCTTTACATTTTGCTACAACTCAAAACTTAATCAAGATTCTTAAAGAAGAAGATAAAGAAGGTTTTACTTCTATTGTAAAGAAGAGTGAAGATAAAGTTTATGCCTTCTATGAACAAGCTGCAAAAAATGAAATTGAATGGGCAGAGTACCTTTTTAGTAAAGGTTCTTTATTGGGTTTAAATGCAGAAGTTCTAGCTGGTTATTCTAAATGGCTTTGTGATGCTCGTTTACGATCATTAGGATATAAGAAAATTTTTAATCAAAAAGACAATCCTATTGCTGGCTGGTTAGATAGTTATCTTAACAGTAGTAAGGTGCAAGTAGCTCCACAAGAAACAGAAATATCTACTTATAAGATTGGTGCAAGAAAAACTGATATATCTGATGATGATTTTGGAGATATGAAGCTATAATATAATACAAAAGTGTATTATATAGTGTGAGCGAAATTAAAAAGAAAAAGAAAGTAAATCAACTTACAATTAAAGAGTGCGAAGCTATCCTAAATAGACTAGCTGGACAAATAGAATGTAAGTATTATCAGCATGTTTTAAATCACTATAGAAAGCTATTACCTTCTCATGGTGCAGCTATTGAACTATCTAATGTCCCAAGCGATAATAATGCTACTTTGCCTTAATTTTAATTAAAAATAATCATCCTTAAGTGTAAATATATGTGTGAATTTAGATATCACAACAGTATTTAATCTTGTTATAGGAGCCTTATCATTTCTTGGTGGATGGCTATTTACTAGAGTATTTTCTATATCTGATCGTCAAGAGAAATTAATTAAAGATTTAAATGACAAAACATTTAGTGACTTCATAGCTTTAAGAAAAGAAGTAGAAATAGAAAGTAGAAAACATCAACAAGAAATAGCAGACTTAGCTTTAAAGGTTAGTACTACTTATGTTACGAAAGAATCCTTTGAAGCTTATTTTGATAGAATAGAAGCTAAACTTGATCGTAATTTCGAGACAATTCAACAATATTTGATGAACAAAAAATAAAAATTAACTGTAATAGTTAATGTGACTCTTTCGGAAAGAGATATTGATTTTTTTGCAAAGAAATTAAGTTTATCGCCAGAAAAGACTTTTCTACTCTTGCAAGATCCAGATTGTTTGCCAGAAATTCTAAATAAAGTAGCAGAAGATAATATAGATGGAATTGTAGATATTAGTTTTCCTGTTTTTGCAGAGCTAACGATTATAAAATATAGTAAAGATTTAAACTATTCTTTTGAAGAAAAAGAGTATGTGTCAGAAACAGTTGGAACAAAATTTTATGATCTAATAGAATATCCGCTACAAAATAAATACTTTTTTACATTAGAGCAAAATGAAGATACTGCTAAATCTGTATTAGTATTTCTAGGATTCTTTTATAAAAGTTTACAGAAAACTAGAAGATGTTATCCATCAGAAAATGTTTATTATAATATAGCAAAAAATGGTTTTGAAAATTCAGAAAAACAAGAAATATCTTATCATCTTAAAGATTGGATTAAAGTACTAAGAATCATACATAATGAAGTTTGGTATTAATACGATATCCTTAATTATTTAACTTTTCTTTGATATCCAAAAGGGCTTTACCTCCAAATTTTATATATCTGAAGTTAAGTATTATCAATCCAACTTTTCTTTTGACTCCAAATTTATCACGATCTCAGCGATAAACGGGCCATCGCACTTATGGGTCAGAGGTAGCTTCGACCACTACATTCTGCGATGCCTATAGCTACATTCCCTTCAAAAGCCATATTATGTACAAAAGAAGGTTTTAATAGTTGTCAGCCCTTTAGACATTGCTATCTCAAGGATTGATAGTTGATTTTTTGACATCAACAAACTGCTCTAATTGGAAGCTATGTTAAATTATATTAGAATAGATTTGTCTTTTTGTCAAAGTTTTTTTATAATATATAAAAATGGAAATAATCAAAAATAAGGCTAAATGGTCAGTTTACTCTCAAAAATGCATTAAGCATTATAATATAGATAATGATAATATTTATGATGAACCTAGCGAATATCCTTGTATTGCAATACCACAATTAATTTCGGACATAAATGGCGCAAGAGTTAAATTTAATTTTGTTTATAAAAAAGATTGCCAAAAACTTTTAAAAGCTTTATAATGTGTAAAATAATATAAGTTCTTTCTCATTGGGCCAGATTTGGTTTCGATTTTAGGAATCGGAATTAGAATGCAAGTAGAGGTTTAGGTGGGTCTCTTTAAAAAGCCTTAAAAGTATTAACTGCCAAAACAGCTAAATACAAAGGTCATATCTCTGCTAGAGTTTCTCTAGTCGAGGAGACCGCTTCTGTAGCTTAAGTTCTACAGCGTGATTACCATGACACATCTAATGGATAATTGCGTATTTAGATGTCTTTATTTATAAAGTTTTTTTATTCTTTATAGGTTTAGTATTCAAAATAAAATCGCTGAGTATGTTTGTTTTTTCTCTATACAAAGCTAAAAACAAAAAGAACTAAACTTGTAGTATTTTAATTTAAATTCACTAAAAGAAGCGGTTCGACTCCGCACTGGTCCAAGTTTATTATTGAGAATATTTATAATTATATTATACTTAAATATTAATGATTAAAAAAACAAAGATAATTTGTGCCACTTGCAATAAAGAGCATGAAATAAGACTAAGTGATTATAAGAGAAAAATTAAAAATGGACAGGATAAATTTTACTGTAGTTTAAAATGTTCTGGAAAAGCTGATTATAAAAATAATCCTCAAAAACTTGAAAAAAATAAAGGCAACATATCTTTATTAAAAGGATATGAGGCAAATAGATTAGATGAATATAGTCCATTCAAATATTCATTAAATAAAGCTAAATCCAGAAGTAAAGAAAGAGGAGAGGAGACAGATTTAACTTTAGAATATTTAAAAGAAATTTATGATAAACAAAAAGGTTTATGTGCATATACTAATATAAAGATGGAAATTCCTAGATCTTCTTAAGATGAAGATATTAAAAAAAGCCCAACAAAATTAAGCTTAGATAGAATTCATTCTCATACTGGTTATTTTAAAGGAAATGTAGAATTTGTGTGTTATTGTATTAATGTTATGAAAAATGATTTTACAAAAGAAGAGATGATAAAATTTATAAATCAAATAAAGTGTAAATAAAATAAATGAAAGATGGCGCAGAATATATTTATACTTTAATTATTGGGCTTATTATATTTGGTTTAGCCAAATTCTTATTAAGCCTATGAGCAATCCTAGATACAAGGTTGGCGACAAAGTAAAATATAAATGTGTTTATAACAATGAAATAGTAGTTGGCGAAATACTTAGCATAAGACAAGCAAATTTAAATTGGGATTATAGTATTAGATATGAAGTATTTGTTAATTTAGTTTATGTTCAATGGGTCAAAGAACAAGATATACTTGAGAGAGTAAAATAATAATTATCTTACTTCTTTTCTTCCCTTACCTTTATTTAAATTTCTATGAGAATCAGTTAGTGAGTGGCAATTTGGACATAAAACTTCTAAATTGTTTATATTATTATTTTTAAAATCTCCATCTTTATGATGAATTTCTAATGTGCTTTTGCCTGTTGTTGAATTTCTTTTATTCCAACCGCAGATTTCGCATGAGTAGTTCTTTTTGTTTATTAAATAATTTCTAATAAAAGGTCTAATTTGCCCATTTGTTGTATACCCTCTATTGTTTCCATTTAACCAGTTTTGTATTTTAACATTGTTTTGATATTTAAACTGGCATGTATTATTACA